GCCGCCATGGGATATGGTTTCGACGCTCCCGCGAGGGGGCAAGCCACGGGCTGTGGCGCAGCTTGGTAGCGCACTTGACTGGGGGTCAAGGGGTCGCAGGTTCAAATCCTGTCAGCCCGACCAGAGGTAAAACCGCAGGTCAGAGGCCCCTTCCGGGAGATCGGAAGGGGCCTCTTCTTATTGCTGGGGACTGCCTGACAACCATTCTTGACAACCATTAGCCCGAGAGAGCCCCGCTCAGTGTCCGCATGGCATCCGCCGCGACGTCCGGAGCGACGTGGCCGTAGACGTCGCCGGTGATCGCAGTCGATGAGTGTCCGAGGATCTCGGAGACCACCTTGAGCGGCACGCCCTTGGAGAGCATCACCGAGGCCGCAGAGTGCCGCAGTGTGTGCAGACCGGCCTCCGGGACCCCGACGCGCTCGGCGGCCACCTTGAACGCCCGCAGAGCGTTCCTGGGGTCGCACGGGTGCCCGAGCTCGGTTGTAAACACGAAGTTCGTCTCGACCCACGCCGAGCCGGCACGGAGCCGGTCCTCGGCCTGACGCTTCCGGACGCCTCGCAGGATCCCCGCGATCTCGTCGGTCATGAACAGGACGCGATTCGACTTCTCGGTCTTCGTGTCCGTCACCACCAGCTCGCCGTCCTCACGCGACAGCGTGCCCCGTATCTGGATGCGTCGGTTCGTCAGGTCCACGTCGCTCCACCGGAGGGCAAGAGCCTCGCCACGCCGAAGAGCAGTGTTCGCGAGCAGCGCGAAGACCGGCTGGTAGCGCGAGCCGTGCGACTCCTCGATGGTCGCCTCCACCTGGGCCGGCGACAGGAAGAGCGCCTCCTTCGCCGTCACCTTCGGCCGCTTGACGACCGCCGCGGGATTCTCCGCGATGGCGCGGTCCCGGACCGCCGTGTCGAGCACCGCACGCAGCACCGTGTACGTCGACCGGATCGTCGACTCAGACAGGCCCTTGCGCCGCAGCCCCGCGACCCACTCTTCGACCTTCCTCGCCGTCAGCCGGTCAAGAGCGGTCGCCCCGAGGTCGCTGTCCACGATGTGCTTCCTCGCGATCGTGGCGTACATCGCTTTCGTGTTCGCCTTGCGGTCCGACACCGCGAGCGTCGAGGAGATCCATTCAAGGGTGAAAGTCGCCACGGTCGTCTTGGCATCCTTGGCCGGCCGGCCCTTCTCGACCCGCTGACGGACCTCCTTCGCCTTCTCGCGGGCCGCCGCCGCCGTCTTCCCATAGACGTATGTGCGACGGGATCGTCCGTCCTCATCGATGTGGCGCACCGAGACCTGATAGCGCCCATCGCTACGCAGTACCGGCTGGGACCCTTCGCCGTTGGCTCGCCTGGTCACTTCTTCTTCTCCTCGATGAGGCCCGCCTCGCGGGCCGCCCTGATGTAGCGCGCCGCAGTCGGTCGTGACACGCCGAAGGCAGCTTGGACGTCTTCCAGTCCGTATCGATCGGCCGCGTTGTAGACATCCGCGATTCGCCTCTTCACGTCCTCCGTCATGGCGCGGCGGCTCCTCTTCCGAGCCTCACCCACCACGCGCATGGCCGGGCGAATGTCGCCCTCGACCACGCTCGCTCTGACGTTGCTCTCGTCGCCGGAGTCGACGACCCTCGACGAGCACCTCGCGACGATCACCTCCACCCACTCATCGAGGCTCGCCAGTATTCGGAGGTCCTTCTGCCGTACCTCGCGGCCGTCGTCGACCTGGTCAAGGTGCAGGTGAGTCAAGCGGGGGACGCCGCCTATGACCTCGATGAACAACGTGAGCCGTGGCTGCCCGTTGGCCCCGGGCAGGGATGCCTCCATCTGCCTTGGGATCACCCGGTCGCCAACGATCTCCGTTGCGAACGAGAACCGAACCCAGCCGAAGTCGCCCAGCCGCGCTCGGAGTGGGACCACGTCCTCAATCTCAGGTATCACTAACCGCTCCCTTCTGACACTTGCGCGAGGTCTCTAACAAGTCTCAGAGTAGCACTATCCGAGCGGGTCCACACGGATTCACTTTAGGAACAGACAAGTCAACAGTGCAGCACCCCGGCTGGGCAGACGAGACGAGCACGACGTAAGCCCCGCGGCCACATGTGAAGCCGGGACCCCCAGCACCTTTCCAACACCCCGAACAGGGAGACACGACATGGATCGACTTCTGCACCCCATTCCCGACGCCGTGCGAGTGCTCGGCATCGGCAGGTCCACCCTCTACGAGCTCATCGCCACCGGCGAGATCGAGGTCATCAAGATCGGCCGGCGCACCCTCATCGCCCACGACGAGCTCGAACGCTACGTGAAGCGACTCACCGAGGAATCCCGGGTGAGCGCCTGATGAACCCCGAACACCAGAACGCCCCGCACGGAGTTACAGCTCCGGCGAGGGCACTTGCGAGGTCCTGGCGGCTCTCGCTTCTCAGACTACCAACCTCGCAGCCCTGAGGCCACGAGAGCGCGACCTCTGGATGGACGGCTACCAGTGGGGGAGGACCTCCGGCCTCGCGGACGGATGGGAGCAGGGATACGCCGCCTGCGACAACGAGATCGCCACGCTCCAGAGGGCCGCCGCCGAGATCGTCCACAAGATGGCGGGCCTTCCGGAGGTCGACCCGCACGAGAGCCGCCAGCGTCGCCGCCGGATCGACAACTACTTCGACGAGCCCACTCAACAGAACGGAGGAGCCGCGTGACCCAGCTCGAAACCATCGGCCGCGAGCGCGGCATCTACTGGACCGCCACCGACCTGATGACGACCGACTTCCCCGAGCCCCGGTGGGCGGTCCCCGGACTCCTCTGCGAGGGCCTCAACCTCCTGGTCGGGTCACCGAAACTCGGCAAGTCATGGCTGTGCCTCGGCCTGGGAGTCGCCATAGCCTCCGGTGGAGTCGCCCTCGGCAAGATCCACGTCGAGGAGGGCGACGTGCTCTATGCCGCCCTGGAGGACACGCCACGCCGGCTGCAAGGTCGGCTACGGACCGTCCTCGGAACGGACCCCGTCCCAGAGAACCTCACCATCGTCACCGCCCTGCCGAAGGGTCAGGAAGCGATCGACCTCGTCGGGGAGTGGCTCGACGCACACCCCCGAGCCCGCCTCGTCGTCATCGACGTCCTCCGCAAGGTGACCCCGCGATCCGACGGCCGCAACGCCTACGAGGCGGACTACGACGCCATGAGCGCGCTGAAACGACTGGCGGATGCCCACGGGATCGCAGTCGTCGCGGTCCACCACACACGGAAGCTGGTCGACGAGGGCGATGTCTTCAACGAGGTCTCAGGCTCGACCGGCCTCACCGGAGCAGCAGACGCGATCCTCATCGCCAAGCGGGCACGTAACACCGCCGAAGCGGTCCTCCACGTCACCGGGCGCGACGTCACCGAACAGGAGTACGGACTCGCGTGGAACGTCGAGACCTGCACCTGGACCTTGCTCGACGAGCCCGCGGTCATCACCAACATGAGCAACACCCGCAGGACGGTCCTCGCGTGGATCACGGAGCACAAAGGATCCACCCCGACGCAGATCGCCGGCGCGACCGGGATCGCCCTCAACACCGTCAAGCAGACAGTGCGCCGGATGGTCGACGACGACCAGCTCGACACCACAGGGGACGGTCACTACTTCCCCCGTCGGTCACTGTCACCCGTGTCACCGCTGTCACCCAACACCGCTGACGGTGACGGCGGTGACACGGGTGACAGTCACTCGCCCGTCCTCGCCCTCATCGACTGAAGGAGAACGCCATGTCCGAGAACAACAAGATCTCACTGGAGATCGCAGACCTACGCCGCGCATCCGCCCTGGTCGCGCACTTCGGCCGCGACGACGCCGAAGGAGTCCACGCAGTCCTTCAAGAGACCGTGGATGCCCGCCGCACCACGCAGCTCCTCCTGGCCGTCCTCGACCTCTACAACCAGATCGTCCCCGAGCTCCGCACCCCGCTGGGCATGAGCCTCATGTCCTCGCACATCCTGCGGCTCGCCGGCCTTGAGGAGGTCGAGCAGTGACGCTAAGCCCGTGCATGGCCTGCGGCGCACCCATCGACGGCACCCGCTGCACCGACTGCTCCACCGAGCAGCGCAAGAGCTACACCTTCAAGCCGAAGGCGACCTCGACCGAACGCGGTTACGACACCGCGTGGCGCAACCTGTCCGAGCGCGCTCGACGGATGCAACCGTTCTGCACCGACTGCGGCCGGGAGGACCGCCTCACCGCCGACCACAGCCCCGAGGCATGGCGACGACACGAGGCCGGTCTACCGATCCGGCTCAAGGACATCGAGGTCGTCTGCATCGAGTGCAACATCGACCGCGGCTCTGCTCGACCTGGGGGGATGAGGTCCCGCCGAGACGCCCCGACCCTCACCGGTCAGTCAAAGTTCGCGAGTGAGAACGGTTCTCAGTCTGTCGGTGGGTCATGAGGTCGGGCGCGAAGGGCACGATCAGCGCGGAGCCGCTTGACTTCACCGGCTGGCCCAAGGATCGGGCCAAGAGGCGCGAGCGGTTCATCCGTGAGTACGTCATCACGCCCAAGGGCAAGGGTGCGGGTGGGCCGCTTCGGCTGCGGCCGTGGCAGGTCGAGATCGTCCGTGGCGCGTTTGCCCCGGGGATCCGCACCGCGCTCGTGTCGGTGCCGCGAGCGAACGGCAAGAGCGCACTGGCCGCTGCGCTGGCGGTGGCCGAGCTGTTCGTCGGGGACGCTTCCGCGGAGGTCCTGGTCGTGGCGTCCGACGAGCGGCAGGCCCGGATCGTGCTGAACATGGCGCGCCGGATCGTCGAGCTGAACCCCGAGCTGGCCGAGCGCGTCCACGTCTATGCCGACCGGCTCCGCGTGCCGCACAACGACTCCACGATGATGGCGCTTCCGGCAGAGCCGGGCGCGCTGCACGGGTGGGACCCGAGCCTCCTGGTGATCGACGAGCTCCATGTCGTCGGGGAGGCCGTCTGGGAGGCCGTGACGAGCATGTCCGGCAAGCGCCCGGAGTCGCTGACCCTGGCGATCTCCACGCCGAGCACGACCCCGGACTGCATCATGTGGTCCCTGGTCGAGCACGGCCGCGCCGGCAGTGACCCGTCGTTCTTCTTCCGCGAGTACGCCGCCCCCGATGGCTGCGACCTCAACGACCGCGACGCCTGGGCCACCGCGAACCCAGCCCTGGGGGACTTCCTGGCCGCCGATGGCAGGGAGGCCGCCCGGCGCACCCTTCGCGAACCTGTCTTCCGGCAGCTCCGGCTGGGCCAGTGGGTCACCGGCTCGCAGTCGTGGCTGCCGTGGGGCGCGTGGGAGGACCGAGCCGCCACCCGGGCTGTCGGCAGAGACCGGGTCGTCATGGCCTTCGATGGCTCCGCGTCCGGGGACTCCACCGCCCTGGTCGGCTGCACGGTGGGGGAGGACCCGCACGTCTTCCTCATCGGCCTATGGGAGAACCCCGGAGACCCGCGGTGGCGCGTCCCCCGCGAAGACGTCTCCAATGCCGTGGACGTCGCCTTCGCCCGCTTCGACGTCGTCGAGCTCGCCTGCGACCCGTGGGGATGGCAGTCCGAGATCCAAGCGTGGGCCGACCGGCACGGCGAGCGCCGGGTCGTGGAGTGGAACACCGCCGCCGCTGGCCGGATGGCCCCGGCAACGGACCGGCTCTACCAAGCGGTCGTCAACCAGACCATGACCCACGACGGGGAGCCCCGCCTCGCCGCCCACGTCGCCCACTGCATCGCGAAGTCCACCCCGATGGGGGACCTCGTGAGCAAGGACAAGCGGGGGAGCCCTCGCAAGATCGACGCCGCCGTCGCGGCGATCGTCGCCCTCGACCGTGCCGCCTGGCACACCGCCAACAAGCCCAAGAAGAAAGCTAGGTCCTTCGCATGAACGTCATCCTGAACAACCTGTTTGCCCTCCTCGAAGAGCGCACCGCTGCACTCAACGAGCTGGACCTCTACTACGCCGGCACCCAGCCGATGGCCTACCTCACCCCCGAGGCCCGCACCGCCGTCGGGAGCCGCTTCGGCCGGCTCGGGGTCAACATTCCCCGGGTCGCGGTCAACGCCCTCACTGAGCGGCTGCGCGTCACCGGCCTGGCACTGGATGGCACACCTTCGCCGGAGTTGTGGCAGTCGTGGGTCGCCAACGACATGGACCAGCGCGCTGGCATGGTCCACCGCGAGGCCCTGGTCCTGGGTCGCTCATACGTCACCGTCTGGGCCAACCCTGACGGCTCGCCGCGGGTGTCCGTCGAGAGCGCCCATCAGGTCGCAGTGCAGCGCGACCCCGGCACCCGTGAGGTCGTTCGGGCGGTCAAGCGGTGGGAGACGCCAACCACGACCGAGGCGGTCGTCTATGAGCTCGACAAGGTCACCCGGCTGCGGGCGCGCTCGCTCGGAGCAATCCATGGCTTCGAGGTCGTGGAGACGCTGGACAACCCGCTCGGGTGGGTCCCGGTCGTGGAGTTCGCGAACACCGACCGCCTCCTGTCGGATGGGACCTCGGAGATCGTCGACCTCATCCCTCTGGTGGACGCGCTCAACAAGGTCACCGCCGACATGATGGTCGGCTCGGAGTTCTACGCCCGCCCCCGCAGGTTCGCGACCGGCATCGAGCTCGAGGAGGATGCCACCGGCGCCGCCGTCAACCCGTACCCCGAGGGCAACCGGATGATGATCGCGGAGGACCCCGCCGCGAAGTTCGGTCAGCTCCCCGGCTCGGACCTGGCGAGCTACCGATCCGCGGTGGAGGTCCTGGTCTCCTCGATCATGGCCGTGTCGTCCCTGCCGGCGCACTACGTCGGGGTCCTGTCCTCCCAGCCCCCGAGCGCGGACTCCCTGCGGGCCGCGGAGGCTGCGCTCACCGCCAAGGCCGAGGCGCGGCAACACACCTTCGGCCGGTCCTGGGAGCAGGTCGCCCGGCTGATGCACGCGGTCTCCACCGGCACCGACCCCGAGCGCCTCGACGTCGCGGTCTCGTGGGCCGACCCCTCGACCCGCTCGATCGCTCAGGAGGCTGACGCCGTCGTCAAGCTCTACACCGCGGGCCTCCTGCCGGCCTCGCATGCGCTGCGCCGCCTCGGTTACGCCGACCACGAGATCGACGCCATCCGGGCCGCCCGCCGTGCCGAGGCTCTCGACGGCATCGGCACCAACCTCGACAACCTCCTCGCCGGCTGATGGCCTACAGCGACACCGTGGGCCGCCTGGCGCTCGCGTGCGGGGACCGGGTAGCGGGCCTGCACGCCCGCTACGCCGACGGCGAGATCGGACTGGAGGAGTTCGTCGCCGCCGCCCTTGCCATCCTCAACGCATCGCGGTCGCGAGCGGTGGCCCTGGCCGACCTCGCCCTCGCGACCGAGCTGTCCCGGCTGCGGGCCGCCGTCGTCCTGCCGCTGGGACTGGTCCCCGAGGTCGCGACCCGCACGCACATCGACGACGTCATCGACTCCGAGCCCTACCGGATCGACGCGCTGGCCGCCGTGGCGGTCCTCGGGCGCGCCGACACGTTCGCCACCGCCCAGCAGGCTTACGCCGACGGCATGCGCGAGCGCGACGTCGAGCTCTGGACGCGCAACCCGAACACCGGCGCGTGCCCCGTCTGCAGCGACCTCGCCACCGGCGCGGTCGACATCGCCGTCCCCATGTGGACCCACCGCGGGTGCGGATGCACCCAGCAACCCATCAAGTGAAGGAGAACACCGTGAGCACCACCGAAACCGAGATCCAGCCCGAGACCACCGAGGAGGCCGTCGTCGAACCCGAAGAGACCCCCGAGCCCGACGACGGTGAGGTCGACGAGGACGGCGACGTCTTCCCCCGCGACTACGTCGAGAAGCTCCGCAAAGCGGCCGGAGACGCCCGCGTCAAGGCCAAGGACCGCGACGACCTCGCCCACCGCCTGCACGCCTCCCTGGTGGCCGCTACGGGCCGCCTGGCGGACCCGAGCGACCTGGCCTTCGACGAGTCCCACATCGCGGACCCCGACGCGCTCACGGCGGCCGTGGAGGACCTCCTCGCCCACAAGCCGCACCTGGCCTCCCGTCGGCCGCGAGGCGATGTCGGTCAGGGCGTGACAGGGTCAACCACACCAACCAACCTGGCCGGCATCCTCCGGTCACGAGCCTGAGGGGCGGCACCACATTGAGTGACTACACGAGCGCATGGGACTCGCTATGCGAGGCCATCGGCGCTGCACGCACGGATGGGAAGACGACCGGCTACTTCGCGGAGCAGGACCACATGACGATTGACCAGCGGCTCAAGGCGGCCGAGGTCGCCGCGCTGCTGTCGATTGCTCAGGAGCTGTCGGCCATTCGGCACATGGGGATCAGCCCCGAGTATGTGGCCGACGATGGATGAGAACCGTTCTCATTGCTGATAGCATGGAGGGGAGTCGCCTGGTGCGGCTCCCCTTCGCTAGCCCGGGCGGCAAGCGTGATCGAGACTCCCCTTCTCTCACGTTAGGAACCCGCCCCCATGGCACTGGACACCAACAACTCCACCGAGCTGACCACCGAGCAGGTCCTCAGCACTCTGATCCGCCCGCTCGAGGACACGAGCAAGTTCCTCGCCGCCGGCCCCCGGATCATCGACACCGCCGGCCCGCTGCGCCTGCCCAAGCTCGGAGGCGCGACCGCCCCCTCCTGGCACGGCGAGAACGAGCAGATCAGCGAGGTCAACCCGACCTTCGACGAGGTCACACTCCTGCCCTCCACGATGGAGAGCGTCAAGACGCTCACCCGCTACTCCAACGAGCTCGCACGCCAGTCCGTCGTCGCCCTCGACGCCGCCATCCGTGAGCGGCTCGTCAAGGACGTGGCCGACACCGTCGACACCCAGCTCTTCTCCGCGACCGGCGACGGCATCACCCTGCCGATGGGCCTGTTCGCCTACCCCGGCACCCAGAACGTCCCCGTGACCGGCGCACTCACCCTCGACGACCTCCTCGACGCTCAGGGCCTGGCCATGGCCGCGAACGTCGACCTGGAGCGGACCAAGTGGGTCATGACCTCGCGGGAGTTCATCGCGCTCCGCAAGGTCAAGGACCTGCAGGACCGCTACATCATGGAGCCCGACGTCCACGTCGCCGGTCAGTTCCGGCTCTTCGGCGTCCCCGTCCTGGTCACAAACCGGATCCCCGACGACGTCACCGTCCCGGCGACCCCGACCGGCCGGGCCGCGCTCGTCGACTTCTCGCAGATCGTCGTCGCCCGCGACGTCGCCCCGTCGGTGAAGATCCTCGACCAGACCTTCGGAGACTTCGACCAGCAGGCCATCCGCGTGGTCTACCGGCTCGACGCCGCCCCGGCCAACGCCGACGCTGTCGTCGTCGTGGACGGTTTCGACGTCTGATGCGTGCGGTCTACGCCGACGACGTCATCGCCTTCTCCGGGTCGCTGCCGCCCGACCCGGAGAAGGCCGAGGTCTACCTCGACTCGGTCAAGGCCATGGTGCGGGCATACACCCGCGGCCGTGGCTTCGACGAGGAGGGTTACCTCGTGGAGGAGTCCCTCGCCGCCGTCATCGTCGCGAGCGCGGCCAGACTGGCGAACAACCCGACGATGAACAAGCAGGTGACCTCGGGACCGTTCGCTGTCACCCCCGGCACCTTCGCAGGCTGGACCCTTGCGGAGCTGGCCGTCCTCAACGCCTACCGGAAGCGATCCTGGTAGGTCGGTGTCAACCGCCGCAGCCGAAGTACGCGCGCGGATGGTGGCGAGGCCGGTCTTGCTCCTTTCAACGGCCACAGACCCACCAGCACCACCACGAACACCCCCGGCAGCCCACCCGCCGGGGGTGTTCGGCTGACAACCATTTTGACAACCATTGCGGTCCGTCCGGGGTCATCCGCCGATGTGCGCCGGTGACATACCCGCAGGTCAGAGACTTGCATGGACAGCCGTGGACCCCCTGCCGACGTCTGGGGGTCAAGGGGTCGCAGGTTCAAATCCTGTCAGCCCGACCAGAGAACCGCCTCTGACCTGGGGAAACGCGGGTCAGAGGCGGTTTCAGTTTTGACGTGGATCCTCAGAATGGTCGTTTACTAGTCGTAAACGACTTCGAGGCTCTACGAATCGGAGCTCTCGTCGTCGCTCTCAGCGAGCCGCTCGAGGAGCTCGGAGAGGTTGGCTGAGACTGGCGGCCTTGCGATGTAGTGGTCCCGGGTGACCTGGCTCGAGGAGTGTCCGAGCTGGCGCGAGGCGAGCTCGGACGTCGTGGCCTCCGAGATCAGCGTCGCCACCGTCTTGCGGAACGTGTGGGGGGTCACCCACTCAAAGCCGGTGTCCTTGCGGATCTGCCGCCAGCGCCGCTCGATGTTGACTACCTGGTGCCAGGTGCCGTTGCGGGTCGCGAAGACGGCGTCGTTCATGTTGGGTGTCACGAATTCCCGGCGCACGCGGAGCAGCTCGGCCGCGAACCGCGGGAGGACCACGGTTCGCCGGCTGGTGTCCGTTTTCGGCGTGGTCTTCCGGTAGGTGCCTTTGCCGGTTTCGCTCTTGATCGTCCCCGACACCGTCAGGATGGGCAGATCGCCATCGAGGTCCAGGTCGCTCCACCGCAAGGCAAGGACCTCGCCGACGCGGCACCCGGTGGCGAGCATCACGTCGATGATGTCGGCCATGTCCCCGCTGGCCCTGGGGCCAGGGCGGTCCGCGTTGACCCACCGGCGTACGGCCGCCCGGATCTCGACCAGGTCCTCGATCCGCAGGGCCTTCGTCTCCTGCCTGGGACGGTGAACCCGGGTCGTCCCGCGGGCCGGGTTCGTCGGGATCGCATCGTGCCGGACCGCGAGGTCGAGCATGGCCCCGAGGACGACCTTGGCCTTGCGCTGTCGGTTCACGCTCTGATCGCGCAACCGCAGGAGGAGTCGGTCCAGCCGGCCCGTGGTGGCCTCGCGAAGCCTCAGACCGCCGACACTCGGTAGCACCAGGTTGTCCAGCACCCGGCGGTACTCGTTGATGGTGGTCTGTTCGATCCGTCCCTCAGCCTCGAGACCCGTGATCCATAGAGTGGCAAGGTCGATGAGCCGGGTCTCGGCGGTGATGAGCTCACCGGCTGGGGCGGTGCGCGTGCCCAGGACGTCTCGAAGCGCTCTTTCCGCGGCCGCCTTGCTCGGACCGGTCGCGGTGACCCGACGAGTGTTGCCGTCGGTGTCACGGAACCGGGTCAGTGCTCGATAGCTGCCGTCGCGGATCTTCTCGGTGGTGATGGTCCCCCATGTGCCGAGGGGGAGTGGCGGCCGGGCCATGGGCTACTCGCCTTCTGCTGGCTCGAGGTGCTCGACGATCCAGGCGTCGAGGTCCTGGCGTCGGTAACGCAGGCAACCGCCCATCTTCACGGCGCGGGGTCCGAACCCCACCCGGCGGGTCCGCCAGGTGTACAGCGTCGCCTTCGGAATCGCCAGGTAGGCCGCCGCCTCGTCGATGGTCAGGATCATGCTCTGGTGGCTGGTGTCGACGGTGGTACTCATCGTGTGCTCCTTCGTGGTCTCGACGACAGGTTTGCCCTCGTGAGTGAAGGTGTGCAGCCCTTACCGTGCAGGCTGTGGAGGATTGACCCCTAATCAAGCCTCTATGGCGATCGCAGGTGCATCGCCGGCGAGGCTTGGTCACCTCTAGGGAGCCCAGCCTGAAAGTTCGGTGAGACGCTACTCGTCGAGGTGGTGGTGGCGGAGAAGACTCATCGGCTCGCCTGACCGCAAGCACGGACCGGTCACAGCGTCTGCGATGGTCGGGCGTCGCCGCGGCGGTGGTGCAGGGCGGCGTGGAAGTCGATCCTGCTTTCCGCGGCTCCTGGACGCGGGAGGTCTCGTCGGGCGGGTTCGGGGCGCAGCTGGTGCTTGGCGAGGTCGATGAGTGCGGCTTTCAGTGGGCCGGTCATCGGGATGAACCTCTTACGGATGACGTGCTCCAAGGTCCCGTCGCGATCCTGAAGTCCGAGGACGCTGGCCCGTTGGAGGTAGAGGCGTTCGGTGATGCCGTACCGCAACGCGTCGGCGACGCGCTGGTCGATGCCGGCACTGATCCGTTCAAGCTGCCGTGCCTGGGTGGGGTCGTTGAGTGCGTCGTGGGGGAGCTTGCGCATCCTGGCGGCGGCGATGGAGCCTTGGCCTGCTGCCAAGCCCCCGGTGCCGAGGTTGCCGCCGATGTCGCGGGTCTGCTGGACGAGGCTCCCGTAGACCTGGCCACGGTGTGCCCACGCGGAGGCACGGTCCGGGTCACGGTCGGTGAGCCGTGTGGCTGCCGCGTGGGAGAGGCAGCGTTGGGAGTCGAGGATCACGCGCAGGCTGTGGGCGTTGGGGATGGTGCGCAGGTGGATCAGGAGGTTGTGCTGGGCCTGCACCACACCGGCGAGACCGGGCAGCCCTGGTCCGTCGATGAGCGGGGCGGGGGCGTCCCAGCCGTGCTGGTCGATGGAGTAGGAGGGGTCGCTGTAGCGGGAGTAGGTCGCGCAGGCCTGCGCCGCTCGGGCCAGCCGGGTCTTGTTCGTCAGGTGCTGCCAGCCGGGGACGCCGTCGTAGCGGCGGTCCAGAGCGGTCAGGGCTTCGGTGACCTCGGCGATGTCGTGGACGAGGGTGAGGGCCTGGGCCTTGGACAGCAGTCCGTGCCCGGCGCCGGCGGTGAAGTCGTGCTCGCCGAGGGCGCAGGCGCGGGCGGCCTGCCGCCAGAGCTCGACCAGCCGGAAGGGCTGGGGTGTGGTCAGCTCGGTGAGGGTGGGCAGCCCGGCGTGGTCGTCGGCGAGGGCGGTGTGGATGCGGTGGCGCAGGTTCTCGGCCGGCCCGCGGGTGCGTCGGGTCGGCTTGTGGTGGTCGATGTGCGGGTTCGCCGCATACAGGCCCGGGTGGCACCAGGTGAGCACGCTGTGGCGGTAACGGGCGATCTGCTCGCCGATGAGCCGGCGTTCCTCGGCGGTGGTGGTGGCCCGCACGTTCCGCGGTCCGGCACCGCCGATGCGGTGTTGGATGCGGTGGAAGGTCAACAGCTCGCGCAGGCTCTCGCGCAGCACGTCGGTGTTCTGGCCGTACATCAGGGCTCGTCAGGCTCGTCGAGGTCCCTGGCGGTGGAGAGCATGTCCAGGACCAGCTCGACGGTCAGGGCGTCCAGGCCATGGTCGGTCAGGTCCTCGATCGCGTCCTGTGCGACGTTGAACAGTTCGTCGCGGTCGCGCGAGGGGACCGTGTGGATGGCTGGGATGTCGTCGCCGTGGATGTTGTCGAGGCGGAGCAGGACACGCTCGAAGCCGCTGGAGGCCTCGATCGTGACGGCGCGATCGGCCAGGGCGGCCAGGTGGGAGCGGGCCTGCCCGAGGGCGATCGCGTGGGCGAGCAGCATGGGGACCTCCGTGGTTGCCAGGGGTGTCTTCCACCGTGGAAGGGACGGGTCGGTTCGGACGAGGCGAGTCGGTTCGGATGTGGACAACAGCCCCAGATGAGCCGGCCAGGAGGGCTGTCAAGGCGCCGGGGCCAGGCCCGGGTGCGGCGTCGGGCGGCGATGTCGTCGGTGACGAACCGCACGAAGTCGGCGTGGCGGTCGACGATCTCGGCCTCGTCGCTGGCCTCGGGTGGTTCCTCACCGGGCCAGGCGGGTCTGCCGGGTGGGTCGGTCACGGTCGAGGCGGCAGCCGGCGCTGGAGACCCACTCGCGGAGTCGGTGCCGGGATTCGGCGAAGTCGCGTAGCCATCCGATCGGTCCGGAGGGTGTTCCGTCCGGGTCGTAGGCGTTGAGCCAGTGGGTGTGCAGGGCTGAGAGCTCCCAGACCAGCTCGTCGTGGCGGTGCCATAGCGGTGGCACCACACTTGGCGGGAGCCCGTAGGTGCGGCGGAGCCAGTGGACCCAGGCGTCCAGGTCGGCCCACTCCAGCAGAGCATCCTCGGCGGAGAGCAGGTTCCAGTTGATCGGGCGCAGGACCTGGCAGTCGTTGACGTCGGCGAGGCCGAACCCGTAACCGGTCTCGTCGAACCCGCCCGGAGAGAACTCGAGGTCTTCAACATCGAGAGGACTCTCCTGAGCCTGCCCATCCGGTGTGCGCATCTCTGACGCCGCTCAGCTGCCGACGGCCGCGGAAGACTCGTTGCTCACCGCGACCTCACGGACACCCCGCTGTGGCGGCTTGGCGGGGCCGCGGTCCACGACGTATCGGGTGCGCAGGCAGTCATGCCCGAGGCGGCGGGCGACGAACTGCTCCCGCAGCTGGCTGGCACCACCCTCGCGCACCTGTTCGTACTCGTGGACGTAGCCCGAGGCGAGAATCTGGTCGCCGGGCTTGAACCTGCGGTACGCCCGCTCGGCTGCCCGGTCGAAGACGACCAGGTGGCAGAAGACCGGTTCAAGTTTGGTGAACGAACCGTCGGCCTCTTTGCGGTGCTGCTCGATGCCGACCCGGCAGTAGAACCGGGCGTGGCCGCTCGCCCCGAAGGACAGTTGCGGCTCGGTGGCGATGAACCCTTGAAGACGCAGTTGGGTGGGAATGGCCATCGCTGACTCCTGACCTCGCGCGGTCCCCTTGGTGGGCGTCCGCTCTCACCAGTCAGGTGTGACCATGTGTCCCCGTCCCACGCCCGCTTGATGAGCCGCCCGTTCCAAGGCGCACTGCGCAGCCGGGTGTTGTCGGCCGCGTCGGGTGACGATGGCGGCGTCGTGATCGGTGATGACGTGCGGGGGTGAAAGGAAGAGCCCGCCGGGGAGTTCCGGCGGGCCCTTGGTGGTCAGGGTGGCGTGGTGATGGTCATTCTGTCGTGACTTCGGTGACGGCGGCTCGGGCGGAGGATTCATCGACGATGGCCTTGCCCGCGGCGAACGCGGCGACGAGGGCCTGGACGGCGAGGTTGTTGACCGCTCGGGGGGTGCCTCGCCCGACTTGGTGGATCAGGGCGGTGGCGTCGTCGCTGAAGAGGGTGTCGGAGCGCCCGGCGAGGGCGAGGTGGTGAGCGAGGTAGCTCTTGGTCTCGGTGGCGCTCATCGCGGTCAGGGCGTAGCGCAGGGCGATGCGTTGGTCGAGGGCGGCGAAGGTGCCGAGCTTGATCCGGCGGCGCAGGGTGGGCTGCCCGATGAGCAGACATGCGAAGGGTGAGTGGGAGTCCATGTCGGCGTTGGTGAGTAGGCGGAGTTCTTCGAGTTGGTCGCCGGTGAGCAGGTGTGCCTCGTCCAGGACCAGGACGACGGTGCGGCCGCGTTCGTGTTCCTCGGCGGCGAGCAGGTCGGCGGTTTGTGGGATCAGGGCGGCTTTGTGGAAGCGGGGGATGCCGCCGAGGGCGGTGACGATCCCGGCGTAGAGGCCGCGGCCGCCGACGGCGGGGTTGCCCAGGTAGATCGTGGTGTGCCGGGAGGTGTCCAGGGCCGCCAGGGCTGCCCGGACGGCGACGGTCTTGCCGGCGCCGACCTCGCCGGTGACCACACCGAGGGCACGTTCGGTGATGCACCAGGAGATCCGGGCGACGGCCTCGGCGTGGGCGCTGTGCCGGTGCAGCATGCCCGGGGCCAGGGCCTTGCCAAAGGGCATGCGGGTGAAACCGTAGTGGGCCTGCAGGCGATCCAGGGTCATGACTGCTCCTGAAGGTCGAGGGTCTGCTCGGTGGTCGTCTGGTCAGTGGCGGTGTCGAGCAGCTCGAGCAGGTCGACCTGCCCGGGCAGGACGTGCACGGCGACGTCGCGTATAGGCGCTGGGTGCTCGGTCTTGGGCGGGGGTTGTTCGGTGATGGCGGCGTAGTTCACCCGCTCGGTCAGGGCGGTGGTGTGCCGAGCCCGCACGAGCGTGAGGTAGTCGATGCCGGTGGCCGGCGCCGGCGCTGGGGCTTGGGCGCGGGCGGCGGGGTGGACGTGGCGGCCGATGCGGTGCGGGGTGGCGGTGCCCATGTCACGTCCGGCGTGGCGGACGTTGATCTCGGCCAGGTCGAAGGGGTCGAAGAGCAGCTCGACCCGGCGGCCGACCAGGGCGGCGTCGACCTCGTAGGTGTTGCCGTGCAGGGACACGGTCGCGGTCTTGGTCACCATCCGGTGCTCGGACCACAGGAACGCCTCACGCAGCTCAAGTTCGGCATCGAGGGTGACGCGACGATGTCCTACGCCCCGACGCACAAGCGCTCGCGCCAGGTCTCGGACGGCATCGTCAAGGGCGTCCACTTCCTCATGAAGAAGAACAAGATCGAGGAGATCCACGGCTGGGGGACCCTCACCGGTCCGAAGACCGTCGAGGTGAAGAACGCAAACGGCGAGACCCGCACGGTCACCGGCGACAACCTCATCCTCGCGCCGGGTGCCGTCACCCGGATGCTGCCGGGGGTTGAGGTGTCTGAGAACGTCGTCACCTATGAGGAGCAGATCCTTGACCCCGACCTGCCCGGGTCGATCATCATCGCCGGCTCCGGTGCGATCGGGGTCGAGTTCGCGTATGTGATGCGCAACTTCGGCGTCGACGTCACCATCGTCGAGTTCCTGGACCGCATGGTCCCGACCGAGGACGAGGACATCAGCAAGGAGCTGTTCAAGCACTACAAGAAGCTCGGTGTCAAGGTCATGCTCGGCACCAAGGTCGAGGGTGTCGAAGACACCGGCTCGGGTGTGAAGGTGACCGTGTCCCCGGCTTCAGGCGGCGACCAGCAGACGCTCGAGGCCGACAAGTTCATGTCCGCCATCGGCTTCGCCCCCCGCACCGAGGGCTATGGCCTGGAGAACACCGGCGTCGAGCTTACCGACCGTGGTGCCATCAAGATCGACGAGTACATGCGCACCAACGTCGATGGCGTCTACGCGATCGGTGACGTCACCGCCAAGCTCATGCTCGCCCACACCGCCGAGGCGATGGGCGTCGTGGCCGCCGAGACTATCGCCGGCGCCGACACGATGCCGATCGACTTCGACTTCATCCCACGCGCGACCTACTGCCACCCGCAGATCGGTTCCTTCGGGTACTCCGAGGCGCAGGCCAAGGAGAAGGGCTACGACGTGAAGACGGCGACGTTCCCCTTCGCCGCGAACGGTAAGGCCGCCGGGCTTGGCGACACCGCCGGCTTCGTCAAGATCGTTGCTGACGCCGAGCACAACGAGATTCTTGGCGCCCACATGATAGGCCCGGACGTCACCGAGCTGCTCCCGGTGCTCACCCTCGCGCAGAAGTGGGACCTCACCGCTGACGAGGTCGCCCGCAACGTCTTCGCGCACCCGACGCTGTCCGAGAGCGTCAAGGAGGCCGTCGAGGGCATCGCCGGCCACATGATCAACTTCTAGAGCTTCGCGCGGTCGCGAGGTGCCGGATGACGATGAACCTCGGACGGGCCACTAGTGTCACGGATTCTGCTGTCATAGGCCGCCATCACTGGGGTCGACGAATGCTTGGCGGATTCCAGGGGTCGACGCAACACCTGACTGTCGAGGTGTGTGGGGGTGAGTTCGAGGAAGCCGTGGCCGGAGCGTCCGGTTGGGGCGCGTAGGCAGCGGGCGGCGAATCGGGCGTTGCGGCCGGCGATGCGTTCGCCGGGGTGTCCGGGGCCCTCGCGTGCGGTTGCAGCGCGCGTTCTGGTGGATGATCGCGGCGGGTGACTCGACGGAGGACGCGGCCGCGCAGGTTTGTGTCTCGAACCCGGTGGGTCTCGGTGGTTTCGCCATGCTGGCGGCATGACACCGATCACCCTCGCCGAGCCGGGCGGCCGTTGCCTGTTGTTTCGAGAGCGGGAGGAGATCGCCTTGCTCAGGGTGCAGGGACACGGCGTGCGCGCGCTCGCCCACCGACTCGGGCGCAACCCCGGCACGATCTAGCGTGAGGTGCGCCCCAACTCGGCCACCCGTGGCGGACAGCGGGTGTATCGGGCTGTTCATCGAGGGCGGCGGTGCGCTGAAGCGGCCCCCCTCGTCGGCCACAGGTGCGCCGCCTTGTTGGTGCACTATCTCCGCCTCGAGGGCTGGAGCGAGCAGCAGCCGAACAGGGTCGTCCGATGTCGGTGTTTCCGGCATCTATTCCTTCGTGATCCACCTGATCCGGGCCGCCTTCCTTCCGGTACGCCTCCCGCAGGTACTGGGACCACCCCGCCCGCGACATGAAAGCGTTCCGTACCGCCGCCACTGCCGAAGCAGCCTGGGCCGCATTCGAGGAGCTCGAGGACGAGTGGCGCAAACCGTTACCCATCCATCCCTCGACTGTGGCGGGCCGCGCAGGAGGAGTTCATCCCGTTCGGCGAACGTTCAGCGATGCTCGTGCTCACCGAGATCAAGAACCGCGGCGTGGCCGATGCGTTTTTCGTCGGCTGTGACGGCCTGCCGGAGAGCGAACCCGGTCTTCAAGCACGCCAGCGTCCACCATTCCCGAGGCCTTCGAGCTGGTCCTCCGGGCCGGAGCCACTCCCTGCGTCGCAGTGCCGTGCCGGACCAGGCACGGGTGCACGCTAGGGACTGCGTCGCGGTGTCCATGACCAGGGTCGGCTGCAGTCGCTGGCGGGAAGGTGGGGCAGGGTGGCCGAGTGACGGCGCGAACGCCTTGCTGACCGTCAGGTCAACTGTCGGATCTGCCGTCCGACCGGCGTGATCTGGCCGCTGTCGTCGTACGCGCCGACGGCCGGGGCATACGGGGGAGGCGTGAGGGAGAACCAAGCCCAGCGCTCGACATAGGCGAGTGACGTCATCATCTCCGCTGCTGCAGCGAGGAACTCCGCCTGGTCCTCCGGCGGCATGGCGTCGGAGCGGGCGGGGTACCACGTGATGAGGCTGAACTCGGAGACCCAGATGGGCAGCCCATAGGTGTCGTGGACTCGGGTGATGTATCCCGCGAGGTCGTCGACGGCCCGGTCGAGGGAGTAGGACTCACGAAGGCCGGGAGCGAGATACCAGTGCACCGGGACGAAGTCCACCCGGTGGTTCCGGGACTCCACGCCCCGCATGAACCCGGCGAACCAGCTATTCGGGTTGTCGGCGTTGCCCGCCAGCGCGGGTGCGCCCAGGCGCAGGCCGGTCTCCTCGAGCCGGGGCCATGCCTCCAGCGCAGCGTCGACGGACATGTTGGCCTGGAGGGCCAGCTCGGGCTCGTTAAATCCGAGGAGGGTGTCACCGTTCGCCTTCGCCAGAGCGAGGGAGCTGTCGGTGAGCTGCCTCTCGTCCTGGATCATCGGGACGAACTCGCACCCCTCGGGCGCCTTGATCTCCGGGTGCTCCGGTGCCCAGGTGTAGAACCAGCGGGCGCCGGAGTCGGCCAGGGCCTGGCTGGCGTCCGGTGCGCCTCGCCACGTCCCGACCCCACCTAGGGGGCCGGGAGGGGGTGGAGGACGGGTCGGGGACGGCGTGGCGGTGGCCGACGGGGTTGCGAGAGACGGGGTTGACGGCGTGGGGCTAGCGACAGGCGCCGGACTTGCCGTGGGGGTCGGGCTGCCGCAGGCTGCGAAGGCACTGGCGAGCACGCCGGCCCCGCCGGCGAGCAGGGAGCGGCGACGCACGGAGTCGCGCTGTCCGTGCCGCCACTGGCGCTCATGGAATGTGTGCTTCATTCTCGGGATCCCGGCTGTCTCGACGCGGATGGATGCTCTGCAGGGGCGGCTGAGGACGCTCTTGCGAGATCTATCCTGGCAAACGACTGGTGAGCGACCTCAGTCGCGTCCATAGATGTCGCGGGTGTACACCTTGCCTGGAACGTCGTCGAGCTCGGGTGTGCGCCGGTTGGCGATGATGATGTCGGCGCTCGCCTTGAGCTCAGCCACGTCACGCACGACCTCGCAGTCATGAAACTCGTCCGCGTCCAGGGTCGGCTCATAGACGATGACGGTGACCCCTTCGGCCTTGAGCCGCCTCATGATCTCCTGAATCGAGGAGGTGCGGAAGTTGTCCGACCCTGCCTTCATCACCAGCCGGTGCAGCCCCACGACCTTTGGCTCGCGCGAGAGGATGTCGTCGGCGATGAAGTCCATCCGGGTCGTGTTCGAGTCGACGATGGCGCCCATGATGTTCTGCGGCACGGACTCGTAGTTGGCCAACAGCTGCTTCGTGTCCTTAGGCAGGCAATACCCGCCGTAGCCGAAGCTCGGGTTGTTGTAGTGCTGCCCGATCCGCGGGTCCAGCCCCACGCCCTCGATGATCTCCCGCGGGCCCAGGTCGTGGGACATCGCATACGAGTCGAGCTCGTTGAAGAACGCGACCCGCATTGCCAAATAGGTGTTGGCGAAGAGCTTGATGGCCTCAGCCTCCGTGGAGCCGGTGAACAGCACCGGGGTCTCCGGGTCGGCCGAGGCCTCCAGGAGCAGGGCACCGATCTGTCGTGCACGCTCGTCGCTCCCGCCGACGACGATCCGGCTCGGGTGGAGGCAGTCCTGCAGGGCAGTGCCCTCGCGCAGGAACTCCGGGGAGAAGTAGATGGAGAGGCTCGGCAGCTCCTCGCGCAGCCGGCGGGTGAAGCCGACCGGGATCGTGGACTTGATGACGACCGTCGCTCGCGGGGCGAAGCGGGCCACGTCGTGCGCGACGCTCTCCACCGTGGAGGTGTCGAAGAAGTTGCGCTCCGGATCATAGTCCGTGGGCGTAGCGATGATGACGACGTCCGCTCCCTCGAACGCCGTCGAGGCGTCGCTCGTCGCCTTGAGCGACAGCGGCTGGGTGACCAGGAACTGTGCCAACTCAGCCTCATCGAGTGGCGAGACGCGGTCGTTCACCTGCGTCACCTTGTGCTCGTCGATGTCCAGCATGACCACGTCATGGCGCGCCGCAAGCACGGCCGCGTTCCCTAGTCCGACATATCCGATACCCACAACCGCGATCTTCATCGGGGGAACATAACACGGAGGTAAAGACGAGACCAAGTCCGCGCAAAGTGGGCATCACCCGTTCGGACAACCTCCCGCAGACGAGGAACTTCGGCGGGCCGTGAACATCCATCTCTGGCGCACTGGCGCACTGGCTCACCGAGTCGCGTCCCGCATCCGCATCGAAGATCGATATCACCGCAGTTCAAAGCGGGTTCTTCGGTTAGTCGAGCATGCCGTCAGCCTCGGCCCTTCACGATTGAGGGGCTGACACGCCCCTAGATTGCACCAAAGTGCCTGTCCTGCAACGAGATACTTGACTTGCGAAGGTCCAAGAATCACGTACGGGAAGGCACCTGGTAAG